AATGCCTAACGTGTATAAATCTAAATAATCGCCTGCTATCACTATGCCGTAAAGCGATGAACCCATGTCATTGATAAGCTGCAATAATTTATTCCAAAGTGTTTGATTGTGAAAGGGCCTATGCACATCTGAAATAACAATCCAACGTTGTAGGCTTTTGTCCTGAGATCGTTTAGCGTTTATGATTCGTTTCCAATTTTCAACATCAGCATCAGAATGTACTTTTATTTTTGGGCGGTAAATCATAACTTTGGGGATTATAGTTTTATGTCTTTACAAAATGTATTCAACAAATATCTAAGGTTGTCAAGTAAGTCAGCTTGTCGCTCTTCGCCTTTTCCCTTTATGATACGCCTGCTGTTATCAGATTTGATTCTAAGACAATCCATACGTAAGCCCGGGCATTTGTCCTCATAGATTTGGAAATCTGGGCACATGCTAATAATAGTATTTGTTTGAACGTAACTTTCAGCGTGAAGGGGATTCGCTTTTGGCACAACAAAAAAACGTGCAGGCAATTGCAGTTCTTCTTGTATGATTTCGTAGTAGGTTTTTGAAACGCGCTGTCTTCCATCACTACGATCGCCCGATGCATCCCCCGTAATTAGAAACGGAATTGTGCAGGGAAATTCTGTATTTTCCCATCGCCCTATTTTCTTACCAGTTTCTGTGAACACCCATTCACGTACAGCTTGGCATGTGTCATATATCGAAGCTTCGCCGCGTTCCTCACTACCTATCTTAAATTCTTTAATAATGTGAACGCCGTACTTATAGCGTGATTTAGCGCTAACATCCGCAGGTAGTATTGTTTTTTTCATCACCGCGGCCGTCATCGGTATCTTATTAAAGTCAAAGCTAATGTATATCTGTTCGCCTTCAAGATTTGTTTTCTTTGAAGGCTGAAATACTTTTTGTTGAATGCTTTTGTCCTTTAGTACATAAACCCAAGCTTCACCTGAATAGTCAACAAATACAGATTTGTATTCTTGCTCAAACGTTAGCCTATCTAAATCACGGCTGGCATCGGCAACTTCATGGGGATCAATAGCCGGGTTGTCTGTTGTTTCCATTCGGAATGTTATCCAACTATCGCTTCCGTTTTCGCTTTGTGGTAAATCAATATCGCCGTAACAATTCTTTTCGACATTGCCAGCTATTGCACCATTGCGGCACAACTCATACCAGTAGTTATCTTTGCCTGCAGCGGTACCAATGAAAAAAGCTTCGCCTTTGTAGTCTGTTAGTGTTGGTCGGCTTACTGTTTTCCAATGGTACTCTAATATATGCGAAGGTATCTTTTGTGTTTCTTCATAGATTACCCGGTGATACTTTCGCCCGCGACCTTTATCTTTTCGCCCTTCATCCCCGATGGACCAAACTTCCAAAACGCCGCCGTTCAAAAACTGCATTATCTTTGAGGTTTCATCTTTGTGCTTAATGATTCCGCCCTCTGATATAGTTTTATAAGTATCAACTATCTTATTCCAGCTTTGCGCAAAATCTTTAAAATCATCGACAAAGATACCAACGAACTTACCTTCAAATACAGCAGGTGATATTAGCGGTAATGCAACCGATGTTATCAATTCAGTTTTGCCGAACCTACGCGCGCAAACAATACAGTTAAACCTTCGCTTATTATCTAAGATCCGCTGTTGACCTTTGTGCGGTCTATAAAGCTGTATGTTTATGTTGCGCGGCACTACTTAGCTTCAGGTGGATATTGTATGTTAATGTTTATGTTTTTATCGTCTTGCGCTTCGCCCTTCGGTTCTACGATGCCATAGTTGTAACCTAACAATAGCTTAGTAATAGCAGGATTCGATTTGCCATCTAAACCCCTAACTACTTTGTCAGTCAGTATTTTATGTTTTGCGCGCGCAATAATTACCGAAAAACCATCTTTCGTTTGATAGTTTAAAAGCGTGTCTGCATCGCAATCTAAGAAATCTGCTAAACCATAAACCGTGTAAGGTATCGGATCTGGTAAATCAATAATTTCAAAATAGTCGCGAGTTTTTACAACTTCTTTTTTTGTACGTTTTTGACAAAATTCAAAATAGTTTTCTATTTGTTGTTCTAATTCTTTAGCTGAACCGAACTTTAAAGGTCGTGCCATTATTATTTATTTTCGTTTTAAGCAACTTTAAATACTTTTTGATATCTATACACCACTTTACTATAAAAAAGCTTTAAAATGCCGTTTAAATTCGTTTTAAGCCTATTTCTATATTAAAGTTTATTTATTATTTTATATTATTTATTATTTATATTATTATTGTTAACACTTGTTACACTTACTGTAACATATAAGTAATTGATTATCATACTATGTTACAATGTTACACATGTTACGCTAATTATTACATATATATGCGTGTTTTAAATATTGATTCACACATGTATGTATGTGTGTATATGCGAAGTGTTTTGGTGTAACAAGTGTAACAGCGTAACAAGATATGATTATCAGCGTTTTATGCGTTACAATTGGTGTAACATGGTGTTAACATTTCAAATAAAAAAACCGCTGCACTTGTTGAACAGCGGTTAGCGGTAAGCCGCTGATATGCAAAGGTAGAATTAAATGTTGATAGTTTCAAGTGTTATGTTGGATTAAATTTATAATTGCGCTGATCATACTTTGATAGTTCTATAATTTGTTCATCAGTTAATTTAAAAATAAAATTCATATCTTCTATTTTCCAAGCTATAATTTTATCATTTGGATATATTGGATTTGTTAAATTTTTAATATCAGCATAATGAACATCACCAATTTTGTCATCAACAAAAAACAAATAAAAATTTACCTTAGTAGTATTTATAAAATTTATATACTCATTATAATGCTTTTTATCAATACCTTGTGCATTCCATTTGTTTAATCTTGCTTTTGTTTTAACATCAATAGCAATAACTTTTTCTTTTTTAAAAGTACACATCATATCAAAATAGTGCGCTTTATCTTTAGTCATAGGTTGGTAAACAATCCAATCTTTTGCTTCTAAAAATTCACGTACTATTTTTTCACCTAATTCGCCTTTTTTTAAAGAAATATTAAAATCTTTCATTTAGAATTTATTTATATCATTACCAAAAACTTCCCAGCCATTTCTTTTTTCTCTACTAAAATATTCTAATCTTCTACCTAAAGTTATTTTTTCTATCATTTCAAAAAAGCTATCAGGTTTTCTTGAATGCTCTCTTCTTGGTTCGTTTAAAATATCTCTATAAGAAGTGTTATTCCAATATGGCTTACCTTTTATGCCAACTAAACAAAATTCACATTGCATTCTAAACCAAGCACCCATACCAATTTTTTCTTTATTCCATACTAAAGTAGCTTTATAATCTAAATTCCATTCTTTAAGTATTTCAAAAGCATCTGGTAAAAATTTATGTGTAGTCCATAATAAAACAACAGCATCATTCATTAACGGCATTTGTATTGATTTTATTTCTTTAATACTCATTTCAGGATATGGATTTGCAACCCTTCTACCAACTGCATCAAATGAAGTAATATTTTTATTTTCACCTTCATATGGCCAAGGCGGATCAACAGAAATTACATCAAATAAACCTTTTAATTCAGGTAGTTTACCTTCTTCAATATCTTGTATTTGTTGTTCAATTATTTCTATTCTTTCAGCTTTCTTTTCTTCTTTTTTTATATCTTGATAAACTTGATTTATTGAAAGTTCACCTGTTGAAAGTTTTTCTTTAATTTCAGGCGCTGCATTTTGTTCAATTTTTTTAACTTTTGCTATTGTATCGTGTGATAAGTTAGCAACCTTAGCAACTTCTTTTTTTGTATCAATAGGTTCAATTTTATTTATTTTTACAGGCTTTTCTTCGCTAAATAAATTTAAACTTTTGTCAGAATTCTGACAAATGTCAGTTCTTTTTCCCTGATTTTCTTTAGCCTTTTCCCTAAAAATATCTTCAAGTTCTAAGGCTAATTTTGCGCGTGTGTAATTGCCTATATTACGCCTGCCAAATTGATTTAATATCATCCAAACTTTAACATCTTGTATAGACTTAAATTCTTTAGGTTCTAATTTAAACACTAAACACCAATCCTGTGCTATTTTATACCTATTGTGGCCATCAATAATATAGCCATTCCAAGTAATAATAGCATCGCGGATACCTTCTTCAAGGCAGTTGGTTTCAAGCTGTTTGTATTCATCAGGCGTAAGCGGTGGAATCAGCTTTTTAAATTCTTCTTTAATTTTAAGTTCCATAACATATTATTTAAAAAAACAAAGCCACACTATCCATCGGGGCTTCACTTCCAACTTCAAGCATGGCTTTTAATATCTTTATGATTCTAATTGTGAAG